TAAACTAATGGGTGATGATAGATATTCTATGTATGATCCTGTTAAATTTAATTTTAAAACTTTACGCAATAGAGAACAATTTGAATCAAGAGTTGAAAATTTATATAAGCAATTATCACCGGGATATATTGATAAAAAGAATAAAACACTAAAAGATAATATAATTAAAGCAATAAAACGTAATTGGGGTAAATCTGGGCGTAATGCTAGACGTTGGATAAATAAATTATCACCTGAAGAAGTTGTTGATAAATTTATGAGTGAAGATGTATTTGATTTTAGTTATATTTATGATGATAATTCTATTGCTAGACAAGTTGAAAAATTTGAGGCAACATTTAATCTAGTATGATAGATTTAAATGAAAATATAGAAGTGGCTTTATCTTATACAGCTGATTTTGAAACTACTACAGATAAAAATGATTTAAGAATATGGGCTTGGGGTGTATGTAATATTGATGATTTTAATGATTTTCAATATGGAAATACTATGGAGTCATTTATTGAATTTTTAAGTAAACACAGAGGTTGTAATATTTATTTTCATAACTTACGTTTTGATGGTGAATTTTTAATATCATGGCTTTTAAAAAATGGCTATAAATATAATGATGATTTAGTTAGTAAAACATTTAATTGCGTTATTGCTGGTACAGGTCAATTTTATAAAATGGAGATATGTTTTTATAAACGTGGTAAATATAAAAAGATGGTACATATATTTGATTCATTAAAGAAATTACCTTTTTCAGTTGCTAAAATAGCTAATGCTTTTGAGTTACCTATATTAAAAGGTGAAATTGACTATAAAGCAACACGTGAAGTAGGACATGAACTAACTACAGAAGAACTAGCATATTTACGTAATGATGTTGAAATAATGGCACGTGCATTAAATATACAAATAGCACAGGGACTAACACATATAACTATTGGTAGTGATTCACTACATATGTATAAATCAATAATAGGTGAAGAAAAATTTAAACATTTATTTCCTATTTTAGATGTTGAAGTTGATAGAGATATTAGGCGTGCATATAGAGGTGGTTACACGTATGTCAATAAAATATTTAAGGGTAAAGATGTTAAAGATGGACTTGTTTATGATGTAAACAGCATGTATCCTGCTGTTATGCATAATGTACATAATGAATTATTACCATATGGAATACCTATATTTTTTGAGGGTGAATATGTTTATGATGAAAATTATCCTTTATATATCCAGAAGATAAAGGCTGATTTAAAAGTTAAAAAAGATCATATACCTACAATACAATGTAAAACAAATATGTATTTTAACTCTAATGAATATATTGAGGACACAATGGGCTTATTAACTATGTATGTAACTAATGTTGATTTAGAAGTTATAAAAGAACAATATGAAGTATTAGAAATAGAATATATTAATGGATATAAATTTAAAGCATGTACAGGTATATTTGATGAATACATTGATAAATACATGGAAATGAAGAAAAATAACACAGGTGCATTAAGGCAACTTGCTAAATTATTATTAAATAATTTATATGGTAAATTTGCTACAAACCCTAAAACACAACAAAAAATACCATATATTAGTGAATCTGGTGAAGTTGAATATAAAACAATAAATGCTACAGATAAAGAACCTGTATATACACCAATGGGTGTATTTATAACTAGTTATGCTAGAGCTATGATACAAAGAACAGCACAAAGTGTTTATCATAGATTTTGCTATTGTGATACTGATTCTATTCATATAATTGGTAATGAAATACCAGATATAGAAATAGATGATAAAGATTTAGGTAAATGGGCTTTAGAGGGTACATTTAAACGTGCTAGATTTATAAGAGCTAAAACATACATTGAAGAATATCCTGATGGTACATTAAATGTTAAATGTGCTGGACTACCAGATAATTTAAAAGAGTTATGTAATTTTGATAATTTTAAAGTAGGACTAAAATTATATGGTAAATTATTACCAAAAAGATATGATGGTGGTGTTATATTAGAAGAAACTGACTTTACAATAAAATAGAATTATGATATATTTATAATGATGAGTTATTTAATTGATTTATAATGTTATTAGTGGATAACTATGCGTGTGAACGTACCAGTAATAATATCATTTAGTCAATGCGTTATAATAGATTAAAATAATTTATCAATATATTTTCTTTAAGGCACGTTAATAAACGTGTCTTTTAATAGTGTTGACTAAAATATTAAATAATGCTATATTATTATAAAGGAGGTATATGTTATGACATATGAAGATTATGACAAGATTATTGAAGAAATAATCAATTCATCTGGTGATGATAAGATTATGTTAGAGGGTTTTGATAAATTACGTAATGCTTATAAAGAACTAGATGAAAAAGTTAAATCTGCTGTAGAAGAATTAGACGCTTTATCTAAGAAATATGAAGAACTAAGAGAAACTAAAGTTAATGAATTTTTTAATCGTGAAGATAAAGAAGATGAAGAAGTAGAAGAAAAAGTTGAAGATATTGTTGAAGATAAAGTTGAAGATGAAATTACAGTTAATGATTTATTTGAAGATGGTGTTGATGTAGAAATTACAGAAGATGACATTATCAAAGAAGATGAAGAAGAGGAGGAAGAAGATTAATATGGCTGGAAGTACAAATTTAAAAACTGAGGGTACAGGACTAAAGTCTGGTACTAATGGTTTAGACGTATTAAACGCAATACGTAATGCGTTACCATCAAATTATGCTAATAGAATACCAGAAGCTACAAAAGAAAATCTTGCAAGTTATGCTAATGCATTAAGAGAGTTCTCTGTAATAATGAATAAATGGGTAAATGTATTAATTAATAAAATTGGACTAACTGTTATTAAAAATAAAATGTGGAATAACAAGTTGGCTGAATTTCAACGTGGTGATTTACCAGTAGGTAGCACTATAGAAGAAATATTTATTGATGTTGTTAAGGCTAAGACTTATACAGAAGAGCCAGAAGCTAATAACTTAGGTGATGTATTTGCTGTTAATAAACCTGATGTTAAAGTTAGATTTCATATTGTTAATTCACAATTAGTTTATCCAATATCAATATCTAAAGTTAATATTTTACAAGCATTTAACAATTTACCAGCTTTTGAAGATTTTCTATCAAAAGTATTTGAATCTGTTTATGCTAGTGCTAACTTAGATGAATATCTACAAACTAAACAATTAATACAATTCTATGCTACAAATGATTCAATAAATAGATTTGTTGATGTAGAAGTTGACGCTGTAACTGATGAAGCTAGTGCTAAGGCTTTAGCTACTAAGATTAGAGCATACTCTAATAAATTAGAATTTATGAGTAATAAATATAATTATGCTGGTGTTACTACTCATACGCCAAAAGAAGACCAAGTATTGTTAATTAATACTGATACTGAGGCATTAATGGACGTAAACGTTTTAGCTTATGCATTTAACATGGAAAAAGCTGATGTTAGTGCTGTAGTTAATAAAGTAGTAGTACTAGATGATTTTGGTGATGATACTGATACAGCTACACAAGCTATTTTAGTTGATAGAGATTGGTTTATGATTTACTCACAATTATATCAAATGGAAGAACAAAATAATGCACTACATTTATATTTCAATAGATTCTTACATATTTGGAAAGTTTATTCTACAAGTGAATTTGCTAATGCTATAAGATTTACAACAACACCTGTTGAAAATGAAGATTCAGGAAATACAGGTGAATAGTGAATTATACACCACAAACAGAGGTACATTTACTTTCAAATGTACCTTTTAATTATAATTATAATAATGTAATGGATTTTAGTGATATAAATGCACAAACAACGTATTTTTTAAATAAGAGTAAATTACAATTTGAAGATTTAACATACCAAAGGGTAAACAATAATACTATCAATTTAGAAGTAGCGTATGAAGATTTATATGATATAAATTACATGATGTTTCAAAATGATAAAATACCAGGCAAATGGTTTTATGCATTTATTACTAGATATGATTTTGTATCACCTAAAGTAACACGTATAACTTATCAAATTGATGTTTATCAAACATGGTTATTTGATATGGAGTGGCAGACTACATATGTAGAAAGAGAACATACAAGAAGATTTAATCAAGATGGTAGCCCTGTTATAAATACCTTAGATGAGGGGCTTGCATATGGTGAAGATTATAGAACTGTATATAAGAGAAAATGTAATGATGATAATATTATATGGTTAGTTGCAATAACTAAATCACCTATTGAAAATATTTTAGGTCAAGTTGTTTCTACATCTGGTCCAGTTGCTAATATAAATCAACCTTTACACTATACAATTTTACCTGTTGATTTAGATGGTACACTAGTTACAATTAATAATAAAGTACCGGGTGCATCATTTTTAATGGACTTAGGTCAGTCAAGTGAAACTGTTGGTCAATTAGTATCATTATTTTATACAGCATATGTACCATTTAATTATAGTTTAAGTAATACTAATAACTTAACTACAAATGATAGTAATGTACATTTTGTTGATGGTGGTAGCGTTGGTGCATTTTATTCTTATTATGGTAATAGTCAATGGACTACAAAAAATTATTTAATTAGTAATGATATGTATGATGGTATTTTACCTGAATATAGTGAATCTAAATTATTAATGTATCCTTATACATTAATAGAATTAACTGATATGAAAGGTAATACTACAACATTAAAGCCACAAAATTTTGATAGTAAATTATTACAATTTGATATTAGATCATGTATATCATCACAGCCTAAAACAGCAATTTATCCACATGGTTATTTAGGTAATACATCTGGTACAGTTGATTTTACAGGTGGAATTGTTGACAATAACATATGCGATATACCTGTTGTAGATGATTATACAGCCTCATACATGCAAGCTAATAGAAATAGTATAGCTACAAGTAATAAATATGCTATGGATAATGCAAATAGAGGTATCTTACAAAATAATGCTGTAAATCGTGTACAAAATGCTATTATTGATAGACAACAAAAATATCAAGAAAGTGATGCTAAATGGGGTATGTGGTCTAATTTCTTAGATATGCATGCTGGTAGTGCTATAAGAACAGGTTATGAGTTAACTAAGCAATATGATTTATCACAAGGTCAAAGACTTGCTATGAATCAAAATAATGATATTGCTAATGAAAATTTAAAAATTAATGCTGAACAAGCTATTGGTATGACACAAGCTAAAATTGCTGATATTAATAACATACCACCTACAGTATCAAATTTAGGTAATAATACTATGTTTGATACAGGTTGGAAAAATATGCATTTTTACGTAATGGTTAAAACAGTGCGTGAAGAATATGCAACACAATTAACAAATTATTTTAAAATGTTTGGTTATAAAGTAAATAAATTAGAAGTACCAAACACAAAATCAAGACAATACTATAATTACATTAAAACAGTTGACGCTAATATTATAGGTAATATACCTAGTAATGATCTAAATGTTATTAAAGGTATATTTGATAAAGGTGTTACTATATGGCATAGTGAAAATGTTGGTGATTATAGTGTAAATAATGTAGAAGTTTAAAAGAAAGTGAGGTGTTTATTATATGATGGATAAATATGTATTTAATGAAGAAAAACTTGGTGATATTTACAAGAAAACATTAAAAGGTAAATTAGATACAACAGATTTTTTAAATGCATATACACAAGTTGATTATTTATACAGATTAAAAGAATATGCAATTAACTGTTTTGAGTGGGTTAATTTACCTGATACAGTTGACGCACGATTCATTGAAAATGAGTTGTTTGATAAAGGAAGAATAAACTTTTTCAAAGACAAAAATTTAGGATTTTTATGTTTACCTGTTAATGAATCTGGTCCAATTAACATATATAATGAACCTACAAAGAAATATATTTATGCTAGTGATGGTTTTAGAAGAAATAGAAATATAACAAATAGTGTTACTATCTATAATAACTTTTTAAGAACACCTACATTTACAACAGTTAATCTATATGCTATTAGACTAGCTGAAGTACAAAGAACTATTGATATAAACATGCTAGCACAAAAAACACCTGTTACAATAATATGTCCAGAAAATGAAAGACTTGCTTTTAAAAATATTTATAAACAAGTAAGTGAAAACAAGCCTGTTATCTGGGGAACTAGTGAACTAAATTTAGATAATTATAAAGTACTAGATACTAAAGCACCATATGTTGTAGATAAATTAACTTTATATAAACATGATTTATGGAACGAAGTTATGACATTTTTAGGTGTTAATAATGCTAATCAAGATAAAAAAGAAAGATTAGTAGAAAGTGAAGTAGGTGCTAATGATGAACAAATTGAACAAGCACGTTTCAATATGTTAGACGCTAGAAAACAAGCATGTGAAAAAATTAATAAAATGTTTGATTTAAACATTGATGTTAAATTTAGAAATGATGATGTACAAAAAGCATATGAAATAAATAAAATATATGACATGTTTCCAGATTTAGTTGATAATAGTGATATAAAAGATGAGGTAGGTGTTTTAGATGAGTAAATATACAATAACTATAAAGGATATAGTAAATAATTATAATTTATTAAATAATTCAAAATCTATAGATGAAAAATTAGATACAGCAAGAAGTTATATATTTGATTTTAATTATCCTGTTATAGATGATACTACTAAAAGAAGAATTGAAATAGCAATTTTAAAACACTACTATTATCGTGAAATAGCTTTTGAAACTATAGGTATGTTTAAAATTAAATTAAATGATAGATTAAATCTAATCATGTCAAGATATAATGCACTATATCAAAAACAAGACTTATCTCTATCACCTTATATAAATAGTTATTTAAAAGAATTTGGTAATAATAATGGAACATCTAATACTGATACTAAAAATGATGACTGGCAAACTACAAGTGATACACCTAGTGGAATATTAACTGAATTAAAAGAGGGTAAATATTCTTCTATGGCTGTATATACTAATAACAATGATACAACTAATAATAGTAATGCTAGTAATTATAATAGAGAAGTAGAATCATTAAATGGTGTTACATATGCTGAAGCTTTTAGAAATTATTTTGATAATATAATTAGTATAGATGAAGAACTTGTTAATGAATTTAGTGATTTATTTATGGTAATATGGTAAAATTATTATAGGAGGTAATATATATGAATTATAGAGAAATACTTATACGATTAATGAGCATGACATCACCTTTTGTTTATGATAATGAAGAATCATTTTTAGAAATGCTAAGAAAATTCTACAAATATCTACATGATTTAACTATAGCTACTAAAGAAATTAGTGAAGATGTTGAAGAAGTTAAAACTGAAATGTCTAATTTTGAGTCTGAAATTAATCAAAAGATAGAAGATATTAATGAATTGTTAGCTGAGTATGATATTAAAATTGAACGTATTAGAAATGAACTTTATACATATGTAAATGGTGAAATAGTTAATTTAAGAAATTATGTTAATGCACAAGATAATTTATTAAATGAAAAAATTAGACAAATTGAAATAGGTAATATTAATATATTTGATCCTACAACAGGACTTTATTCACCACTACAAATAGTTATTGATAATCTATATGATATGAATAGAGCTAATGCACTTACAGCTACTGAATACGATAACTTAGAGTTAAGTGCTACAGATTATGACGCATATCAATTAACAGCAAGAGATTATGACATAAATGGTAAAACTTTACTAGTTTAATAATTAATGATAAAATTAAATAAAATAGGAGGTAAATTTTATGAAAGAAATGAAATTAAATATTCAATTATTTGGACACACAAATAGTACAGAAAATTATGAATTACCACAATTTGTTGGTACTGATAAACCTACATGGTTAGGTGATGTTAATACAGCTATGGCTACTATTGATACAGCTATGGGAACTAATGCTAGTAATATAACTAGTTTAGGAACTCGTGTTACTAGTGCTGAGGGTATTGCTAGTCAAGCTAGTACTGATGTTGCTGGGTTAACTAGTACAGTTAATACTTTATCTGGAAATGTTACTACAGCAACTACTACAGCAAATAATGCTCAAAGTACAGCAACAAGTGCATTAAATACAGCTAATACTGCTAATGGTAAAGCTGATACTAATGCTAGTGCTATTACTAGTTTAGATACTAGAATGGATACAGCTGAAGCTAATATTGAAAATATTAATTTAACAACATATAGCTCTAGTAGTGTTTCACGTTCTACAGGTACATATGATTTAAATAATCAAACATTAAACTATGCATTAAATAGTGATGGTAGTTTAGCTAAAATATATGGTCAAGTAACAGCATCAAATGTTACAAGTGGTGGAATTGCTACTATGAGTACACCATTAAGACCAGAAAATGATATTATAATTAGTGGTGGTGCAATAAGTTTTAAATATACAAGTAGTTTTAATTTTGAGGGTGCTAGTGTAGCTACTTACACAATAAAAACTGATGGAACTATTGAAATACCTATTAGTGCACCAACTGGAGGTACACATAGAATAATATTTATAAATTCACTAATTTATGTTAAAGATTTTGGTGATATACACGTAGTTGGTGAATAGTAAATGGTTGCTGGTGAAAGATTAGTTGCACCTGATGGGTATGAAGTCGCACTATTTCCATGTGAGGCTTTATACCTTACACCAGCACGTGATCCTGATGAACATGATGTACTTGCATTAGACTTTTTACCACGTAATACTAGTGGTCAAGCTATTACAGGTATGAAATGTTATGCACCATTTAGTGGTAAAATAGTTTATACAGGTAATGATCATAACTGTATATTAGAAAGTACTGATAAAGTACATGCACCTGATGGAACTTTAAAATATATGCGTGTATTAGTTGCACATAGTTATAT